CGTGAAATTAATAGCGCCTTTAAGTGTGCGCTTCTTACCATTTGCAAAGGCAATGTAATCGCGGAACTCTTGGTAATGTTCGTGCGCTTTGCCTTGCTCTATTTTCTTACGACCTAAGTGACGATAGCCTCTGCGGATTGCTTCGCCCCACCACTTGTCGTGCAGAACGTTCATACACCAAACGACTGCTTCGCGCTTCATACTTGGCGTAAAGCCGCCAGCGGATACGGCGTGAGTTGCGATTACGCAGCCATCATCATCGTTGCTATCGTTGTTGCTATCATTGTCGCCGCTTGATGGCGCGGGAGCGGGCGCAGGTGCGGGCGCAGGTGCGTTGCTCTGATTGTAAAGAGTACCGCCAACATTAACGACTGGATCGCTTGCGCTGTTCAGGACTGTACCTGTAGCGATTGTTGTGCCTGTCGGTATGACTGTCGCGCCAGAGCTGGTTGTGGACACAGGTGTGTAGCTGTCGTTGTCGTTATTGCTGCTGCCATAGTTGATATACGGATCAAGAGTTGGATCGCTTTCTAGTGCGGCAAAAAACTCTTCGTCACTTAGACCAGATGTGATTAACCCTGTTTCTTCAGCTAAGTTGCCACCGTAAGCTATAGCGTCTGGCCCAGCGACTGGCGCAACTTGCGCATTTGCACTGGCAGGCGCAGGTGTGGGCATACCGACTGTTGGCGTGTAAGTCTGGAAGCCAGATGTGTCTATCGTCGGCGTAGCTGACGTATCAGTGAACCAAGAGCTAATGTCATACGATCCATCGTCTTTCTGAGTTGACCCAGCAGCTTCAGCAAGTTGCTCTGTCTGCACGCCCATCGCATACTCAGGTGCAACATTTGCTATCGCTGTGTCTAAGATTTCACCAGTAAGACCAACCATTGGCGTAAAGTCACCGCTCAATCCACCAGTAACGAGAGAACCGCCGTAACTACCTGTGCTGCTTGGGTCAGCAAACGTAGGCTCATTGCCCATCAACATGTCAGGCACATCCGCTATACCTGTTGCCCCAGTGGCAAGCTGGTTCATGTAGATCGTGTCTTGTGCAATCTGCGCCGCTGGGTTTTGATCTATCAAGGCACGTTCTGCGGTTGTTAAAACATCAGTCGCAGGGTTGTAAGTCGGATCGCCAATGGCATCGCGGATAACGTCAACATTTGCATTATATTCAGTTGTTGAAAGTGCCGAACCAGTGCCGCCGCCAGTGCCACCGCCAGTTACGGCCCCTGTAGTTGTACCGCCACCGCCATCGGTAATGACAGGTGTAGATGGAAACGCAGTTGTGTAGTCAATAGGTGCTGCAACATTGGCACCCACCTGACCTGTAACTGGGTCAATGAATAAGCTCTCCATAAGATTAACTTGCGCTGGGCGTCTTGCAGTAAGCTCACCAAGTGCCTGCTCATACAGTGGCGCTGACGAATACCCCTGAATACCGCCCGCAAATTGTTGAGGTGCGGGCATGCCTGCCATTGCTCCACCCGCAGGCGTTGATAAACCAAATGCGCCCGCCTGACCCGCTACGTTTTGAAATGCCGCCTCTTGCGTGGGATTAAATGCTGCAACGTCTGGGCCGTAGTAAGGCACATAACCAATTTGGCTAATAACATCAGCCCGCGACAGATTGCGCTTTGCCGCTTCTTCAATGTACTCAGGTACTTGAACGCTTGTCGTTGTTGACCCGCCTTTACCGCCTGCCATTACTATATCTCCTTAACGTATGACGCGTGCAGCGGCTTCCAGCCATGCTTGGTCAAAGGTTTTTTCCATCCGTGGCGACCTGTTATTGTCACTGCTACACATCCTTGCGCTTTAGACCATGCTATCACATCTTTATGCATATCCATAAGCTGATCTAATTCTCCAGCACCTAGAAACACATTTAGCACCTTTTTTCTAGGATATACCACAATTTCTGTCACTATGCACCCCTTGGGCGCAGGCCACAACTGCATCTTACCTGACGCAAGCGCTTCAGCTACGTCATCAAAGTTGTGCGTGCCGCCTGAATACTCCAGCGCGGCCTCTATCCAAGGGCGGCATCTCTCTAGCTCCTTATCCATGAAGCCTCACCATAGATATAGTTGCTGACGGCGTAGCGGGCGCAAATGCAGTTGCGGCCACTGCTTCCAAATAGCCGCTTATGCTGTTAGTTGCCCACATGACCTCTATGTAATCTCCTGCGGAAAGTTGCAGTATCGCTGACTTTGTAACGACAAGAGTTGATCCATTTTGGTGCAACGTGTTTTCCATTGCAGATTTGGGAACATCTGTGCCATTAATTCTAACCCAAAACCACATCCTAACAGTTGAGGCAGATGTTGAGGCCATTTGCATTGAATATGTCACAGAATATTGCCCAGCCTCGTCAACGACCAAACGCGAAGCTGGCGTGCCGTTCGTTATTCCTTCAGCCAAATCTTCAGTAAACGTCAGCGCGTATGCCGTATTTATTAATGCCGCCGTCTGATCTGTGCTGATAGTGCCATCGTAATGGCCGTCTTCCAGCACAACTTGCCGCCACTCGCCGTTCTTACTGACAACGGGGTATTCGTTTATGCGATCCCACATCAACACGCCGTCTTCTGCCGCGCTCTCGCCGCCCGTCTGCTGCACAAGCGGTGATCGCGTCTGGCCAAGATACAGCATCATGCGCCGCGCCCATGACTTCCAGTCATCGCCCTGCGGCTCTGGTGCGCGATACTGCTGCGTCATCTACGTCCACCCGCAACAGTGTCCAAGCGATTTACTCCAACGCGCCAATCCGACAGCCTTGCGCCGTCAACGCGCATCCGCACTTGACGCCCCGTGAAGCGCATGCTGGTTGGGTTGGCCATGCTGAACGGGCCATATGATCTCTCAACGCCATTGGGGTAAAAGCGCGTTTTGAACGTGGCGCTGACGTCGCCCTGCGTCTTCTCGTCGGGGATCATCTCCGTGACACTGATAACTTTATCGCCAGTTCCAAGCATGATTGGGCCTGTCTCTGCAAATGGCGATAGGTTGCCATATTCAAAGCCAACCTCATGCTCGTATATTTTCTTATCCGACGGATCTGCCATCATAGGTTGACGGAATGCTCCGCGATCAGCACCCGCAGTGCGCGCCAGCGTGCCAATAGACCATGTGTTTTCTACATAGTTATATGTGACGTAACGGTCGTTTTCTGTTGATGCAGCAGACGGGTAGAACCACCATATCTCGCCATAGTTGCCGTTCGACATGGCAAACGCCTTACTGATTTGACCACGGTTTATGTCGTTAAACACGTAATCTGACACGTCGCTCTGGATCTCCTGCACACCGCCGCCAGTGTAGGCGTAGAAGGCATGCACGCCCATCCAGAAGCATCCAGCGTCAACGGTCGCATATGCAAGGTTAGCGGCGAGACCGCATGAAGACCCAACGCGCTCAATGCCGTAAACATAGGGCGGGCCAATATAGTTCGCCACATGCGCGTCCGTCGTTGTCAGGATAAGCGTCTGGCCGCGCACGTTCATTCCAGCCACAATTTGGCCATTCGTTTCCAACTCAAGATCGCCAGCCTCGTTTGTTGCAGCAGGCGTCCACGTTGTATTGTCTTCGCGGTCAGACCACTGCACTTTTCGCGGGTTGCCGCCTGCGCCAAGGCAAAATAGGAAGCGCTCTGCCGTCACAACTATGTTTCTGTTGTTAATTGGCGCGTTGGCAACTTGCGCGGCAATAGTGCCAGTATTGAGCTGCCACTCGTAAACCTTGCCGTCGTCTTCGTTATTGGCCAGCAAGTATTCACCCCAGCTCTGCAAGTTCCACGACGTGGCTGGCTGGATACGAATGGTATCGGGGCGCGCAATGCCGTAGGCATAGTTGCCGTATGTGCTACCGCCGTAGCCAGTAAACGATACCGCGTCTTCACGGCCAGCCGTCAGGCCGCTTGGCGTGATGTCGTATTGGGTGCCGGTTTCGCTGTACACGTAGAGCTTGTTGTATGTGCCGGTGCCAATCCAACGATCATTGCTGTTGTCGATCCAAGTGTGCATGCCGCGCGGAATAGCATTTGTTGCGGTGCTTGATCTTGTGCGCCAGCCACCAACGGGGCGCATTGTGCCGTCGATCCAACGGATCAAACTAGCATCGCGCCAGCGGCCCATGCTCTGCAAGTCGGTGCCGTTGCGGTAAACCCCAGCGGGTACTTCCAAATTTATCAGAGCCATCGTTGCCTCGTTGGTGTTGCGCGCTTGCCGCAGTGTAGCACATGACCATTTGATGCGCAAAAGGGCAGCGTTTTGCTGCCCCTCGCGTTTTTTCTATGCTGCGCGGCTATTCCGCGTCAGGCTCAAGGGCAGCTTTCAGCTCGGCCATGAAGCCCTGCCTGCCCATCTGAAGCTGCACCAAGTTAAACTGCGCAGATCCGATCTTCTGGTCTAGCGAATTGATGTGATTTATGCACATCTTTGCAGTGTCGCTCAGTTGATCTTCAGTGTATTCCACATCGTCAATCGTAATGACCTTTTTTTCTTCAGTCATATGATTTCCTTTCTAGGTTATGCTGCCCAAGGTGTTCCTGCGGCAGTCGTTGGATTTACCATTGCGTCTATTTTTGACGCTATGGCAGCTTCGGTATCCTCTTGGGATACATGACCCCACACCCAGCCTTGAGCTTGAGCCTCAGTAATATCGGCATAGGGTGTAAAGTCGGACGCAGAGGCATCGTAGGTTAAGCCACAAGTGCCATATGAGCTTGCTGTGTTGCCATCATCATCAACGCCTGTGCAGCGCCAATGTGCAATGTAAACGCCACCATCAGCAGTGTGACGCTCTAGGGTTGGAATAGTCCAAGTGTAAGTTACAGCCATAATTTTTCTCCTTTAGGCGTTTTCTAAGGCAGTAATACGTGCCTCTAGTTCTTTGATTGTAGCAACCAACAATGGCACTAGCTTGCTTTGATCAATGCCTTGGTAATCAGGAACGCTACGAGTACCCATGACAGCCTCGGTGACGACATTACCATCATCATCTAATACCGCTGGTGTGACTTCATATTCTTCATCACGCATTGCGTCCTTAGCACCAGTGACCGCCTCTGGTACGACTGACTGAACCTCATGTGCAAAAAAGCCATCAACCCTAGTGCCATCTGCAATCCACTCAAAGTTAACAGGGTTAAGCTGCTTAAGGCGATCTGTTGCACCTGTCATTGGCTGTATGTCAGTCTTTAGGCGGTAGTCTGAGGAGGTGTTGTAGGCGGTGGCGGTGTCTGTGTAGCTAATGCTCCCCTTAGCACCTCCTGCGTCTTGAAACACAACAGCAAAACTTGTCGATGCAGTAGTGTTGCGATTAAATACAATCTGACCCGCACCGTTCGAGGAATTTGGGTTGAGAGTAATTCCCCCCACGCCGTTTATGCTTGGAGTCCCCACCAGCAAGTTACCGATGCTGTCTATGCGCATGGCTTCTGAGCTGGCAGTGTTATCATAAAATCTAATTGCACTGCTAGTATTTTGAATTGACCACTTATAAGAACTGTTAGCACTATCTACGAAAGATATTTGTGGGTTTGATGCAGTAGAAATTATATATCCGCTGCTGTCGATGCGCATGCGTTCTGAGCTATTAGTGCCGAATACTAAGTTTCCAGCCTCATAGTTCCAAAAATACCCATCAGATGTCGCATTAAGTCCTACAATAACACCATCACTAGAAGTGGAACCTGTTGTTGTGTTTGTGAAAATTGCATAATTGGTTGAGCCGCCAGATGATTGGTGTGAATGAATTTGACGTGCAGGCGAACTCGTCCCAATGCCCAAACTCTCAGCAGCCGCATCCCAGAAGAACTTTGCCGTGGTGCCAGTATCCTCGTAGAAGCTGATGTCGCCGTTTTCCTTAAAGGTTGCAACTTCCTGACCTGCGTTTGATCTAAAGTAGACCGCTTGGTCAGCAGAGTTACTGTCGTCATCAACAGTAAATACAAAGGAGTTTACGGTTGTAAAGCGACCTGTGCCAAGCGAGAAGTCTACTGTAGTATCACCGCCATCAAAGGTAGCACCACCATCCACAGTCAGCCCATCGCTGGTCAAAGTACCCGTGATGTCTACGCCTGTGCTGTTAATTCGTGCGATTTCTGTTAATACGCCAGCCCCATCACCAACACTAAAACGAAAATCACCAATACCTTCTCCACTGCCGGGTTGGTGGATTGAAAGGTTTGCCGCTGTGTGTAAAGAAGGGCCAGTCTTTGCTAAAAAGTTTAACAGCGCAGCACCTGAAGTAATAGAGCCACTTGTTGCTTCCATTTGTATATTTAACGGCCCTGCGCCAACTTCCTTAATATAACTTGCGCTGCTGTCATGATAAATCTCTAGGTCAGACCCAGCGCCGAAGATGGCTTTGTCGTTGTCACCAAAGGTTACATCTGCCGTTACTGTAGCGCCACCGTCCTTTAGAGTTACGCCATCAATAACCACACCATTAGCCGCAGTCGTTTCAGAAATAGTATCCACAGTAATAGACTGACCAGCAGTAACAATAATGTTATTAGAGCCAGTCGTGTTGCCATTGCCAAGAACCTCAGCAAGCGTATCAACCGTACCAACTTGCGCATCCACATAAGCCTTAATAGACTGCTGCGTCGCCAGCTTAGTAGCGCTGTTAGATGACATATCATCTTCGTCTAAGATCCCATCAACCGTAGTGCTGCTGGCAATGTTAAGGCTTGTGCTTGCTGTAAGCGCGCCGGTAATATCCACCCCGCCAGACGTTGTCACCAGCTTCGCGCTATCTGCATACGACAATGTTCCGGCAGCGGTTTTACCGCCGATCGCGTTGATGATCGTGTCGAGGCTATCCAGATCTGTGTTTAGCTTCGTTCCCCACGTATCCTCTGACGCGCCTACCTCTGGCTTCGTTAAGCCATATGCCGTTGTTGTCGTATCTGCCATGTTTTATCTCCTATGCCGCATCGGCCCAAGTTTCGCTTGAAGCTGATGCCGGTGTCCAATCCGTCGATGTGGGGGAAACAGCCGCCCAGCTTTCTGGCGTGCTGCCCGCATCTTGCCACGTTTTGCTGTTTTCCGCAACAGGCGTCCACGTCTCAGGCGTGTCAGGCTCAGGTTCCCACTTCTTGCGACCATTTGCGACCACAGACGCCGCGCACACGATGGTCGCGCTGTCACTCTGCACGCGGTTGCATGTGGCGCTGACAGTTGCTACGCATGTCGCGGTGGCGCTGTCCTGATATACCGCAACGGCGCTTGCCGTTGTGGACGCCTGCACAGCAATCGCGGCAGCGCCATCACGAACCCTCAGACCAGACGCAACAACGGATGCAGCAGCGGATATGGAAGCGGAGCCAAGGTGTATGCGCTCAGCGGCAGCCGTAACGCTGGCAGACGCTGCAATCGTGGCAGACGCCTCCCTAACGCGCGTGGCAGACGCGGCAACGGATGCGGCGACGGCAATGGTGGCGCTGCCCTCTCGAACGCGATCAGCAGCAGACGCTGTGGTCGTAACCGTCTCGATGATCGACGCCGCACCGCGAACGCGCACAGACGCGGCGGCGGTGGCAGATGTGACGGCAATAATGGAGGCGGCGCCGATAATAGCGCCGTCCAAGCCGTAGTTGTAGCTGCCGTAGGTGCTTCGCCCGTAGCCGCTGCGATACGTCATTAGTCTAGCGTGATGTCAAGATCGCCCGCAGGAATGCGGAACACGTCGCCGGTGTCAATCGTCTTGCTGGCAGTCAGGTTGGCGTAGGCCAGCAGATTGCCGCCCGTGGCAGCGTCAAAGATGCCAACGGCAACAACGGTGCCATACCCTGCCGTGGCGACGGGCCACTCTTCTGCGGCGCTATTTGTCGCCGTGTTACCTGACACGGTGAACGCCGTGGCTTGGCGCGCGTAGCCCCCGCCGGATACCTCTGTGCCGCCGCCAGTATCGTCAGGCGCAACGGTGTATAGCGCGGTGTGCCACTCTGTCGGGCGTGTCGCGCTGTTGGTGGTGAACGCCCATGTCAGGACGGTTGTCTCGAAGGTGTTGGTGAAGCTCATCTCAATACGCCTTTATCTTCATGCGGCGACCAGAACCGCCAAATTTCGCTTTATCATTGTCTGCGGTTATACCACCAATCGCGTTCGCATACAAAGATGACCACACTTGCAAACGCGCATCGTCTTTCAGATACGGCGCAGAATGCGATAGAGCGCCATATAAATACGCGTCGGGGAAGTATTCCAGCAGCCAGTTAGACGTGTTGCTGTCGGACAGCGCGTCGATCTTGGCATAGTAATACAGCTCCGTCGAATATGTGCCATCGGGAACGGGGAACACCTCGATCTCGCCCGCCGTGATCGCGTAGTAGCGCGGCTCGTAGGTGGCGTTGGCCGTGCGGCGCTTGCGCTCTAGCAGCTGAAACTGGCTCAGCAGCTCAAGCGGCTGCGTGTTGCCGGAGGTAATATACATCCGTATGACCTCGTAAAAGTCAGACGGCACGGCGCTGTACTGCGTGTCGATGTTTGCCGTGGCGCGCTTCTCCTGACGCCAGTGGCGTATCTGGCGGTTCATGTCTGCCTCGGCCAGCGAAATAAACGTCGGGATGACGCTCGTCAGGTCATCGCGGTCAAGGAAGTCTGCGATGCTGGATTGCAGCTCTGCGTATGTTGTTATGGGCATATCAATATTCCATCATTAGCAATCCAAGGTTTCTGCGCTGCTCTGGGGTAAGTTGCTTTACCTCTGTGGCAGCACTTCGTATGCGGCTGGGCTTAGATGCTCCACCACTAGGTCGTACTGGCCCTGTATCTCCGCTTCCGATATTTGAGCCGCTGGCTTGCGATCCAGAAGTCGTCTGTACGCTTGGCTCAACATTCTGTCCTGCCGATCTGATAGAGCCGACGTCTTTTCCGGCCCCAAAACCTTCAAAACCCTGCTCAAAAACGCGCTGACTTGCGTTTGCTCTTTGTTCATCTGTTCCGCTCCATTTCATCAAAACAACGTCAGGGAACCCTTGGCTCTCATCCCAGCCTTCAGATCGCCACTGACGCAGAAGATCGTCATACGCGGCTTGGCCGCGCTCTTCAATGTAATATTCTTTGCTAAATGGTATACGTTTTAGCTCTTTAAATCCATAGCCGCCATAAACGTTTGGCAAGAAACCTTCTGGAAAACGTTTACTTGGCACCGCAAATGCGTTTAGCACAGACGCGCCTTGCTCAATAGCTTTCCCCATAACGGCGGGTGATGCCACACCCTTGGCCCCTATCTCGTTGCTAATTACGGCAACGAGATCAATTTCGTTATCGCCAAGCTCAGGTATCGGTTTCCCGTCGTTCATCCATGTGTAGTCTGGGTTTTTCTTCAAGCCAAAATACAAATCTGCATCACCAAGCTGAAACACTTCAAAGTCGCCAGCTTTTTTACCAACGGTCACATCTTTTGCCGTGTATGGCTCTAAGGATGGCAGCGACGGGTTGCGCAGCAACGCGCGCTCGAAATCTGTAGGAGAAATGCCACCTTTAGTTTTTGGGATGCTAGATGTTTTCCAGTTTCCGCGTAAAGCCTGATCAATCAATTGAGCCTGCTGCGGCTGCTCAATGCTGTAATATTGCGTTGCTTCAAAAAGATTTCTCGCGCCTTCTGGCGTGATTTTTTCCGATGGCAAAGCACGCCCAAATGAGTAGGCCATGCGCGCTTCGTCAACATTGCCTGATTTATCAAGCATTGTTGGCCGCGATGAATATTCTGCTTCAAAACTTGGGAACAATAAACCGCGTGAGACTGGGTTTTCAAAACGCCCTACAACACGACCTCCAAGTCCAGTGTCGTAAGACATATGCGTCGGCAGACCCTCTGACTCCAAGTTTAATAAGCCACGACCTTTATCAAGCTCCAAAAGCAACAGCGCATCGCCAAGATTGCTTCCGGCAAACTCTGGTTGGATTGTCGCGTCTAAAACTTTTTGGAAATTAGGGCCGCCAATCGCCATTGCTTTTGGAGACGTCATAAGTTTTGAAATGGCTTCCCGCTGCGGAAATGTTGCATTCCGCATAAATTCATTGAAAAATGGGCTATCAAACCCAACAAAACCACTCAGCTTTTGCAACTCTGGGTCAACTGTAGTTTTCCCAAAATTTGACACCACATCATTTAATTTTTTAACATTTTCATCTGGCAATCGACCTGACTGAATATACGCTTCAAGCGTTCCCATATACGCATCAGCAATTGACGCATTGGATTGATGGGCTTGCGGAGACATTGCAGTGACAGCAACAAAATCGCTATCTTTGCCAAGTTTTGTCGATCCTTTACTTGCGCTATCAACAAGCCAAGCAATCTCTGCATCTGAATATTGCTTTTGCAACGGGAACAGCGGGCCGCCTTGCAACGGCGTTCTGCGCGTTGTTCCTGCCGCGTCAATCCCTTCATAAAACGTGCCAGCGCGAGTTAGATCCGCAGGCGTTGGAGAGATTTTAGCGCCAATAAGATCGCGCGGGTCAATCACTTCCACATCTGCATATGGCGTAACCTCACCGGCTGGCGTAGTGGCAGCAGCGCCAGCAGAGCGCGCCTCACCGGCTGGCTGAAAAATCTCGCCGAGCATGTCGGGGTCGAGCTGCATCGCTGATCGCGCCAAGCCTGACGCGTCTGCTGCAAGCTTGCCAGCGTCCTCTGCGATCTGCTGCTGCGCTGGCGAGCCGCCAAGCAGCCCCTCCATAACACCTTGAATAGGCGTCAGGTATCCGCGTGCAGCCAAGGCGGCAGGCGTGAGCGCAAGCGCCATCTCGACGCCCATATCAAGCGCAGCGCGCCTGCGCGCCTCCGCAGTCTGATCGGGATCGAAGACAACGCCGCCGGCAGTCATCGCGTTCATCTGACCCTGCACGGGGTTCATCTCGGCAACCGTCTCTACCGCTGGACGTAGGTTTGGGGGAACGTAACGCTCTAAGCCAGCAAACAGCTCGTCAAGTGCGGTGCGGCGCTGCTGGCCGCTGCTGAAGAAGTTGAAAAGCTGTTCCATATCAACAATCCCACGCGCGGCGCGACCAGTAATTCGCGCTCAGCTTGCTCGACTTGCCCTTGATGCCGCCGGAGCGTGCGCAGTAGGACGCTTTGCGTTTCGGCTGATCCTTCTTGATGGACATATTGGGATCGCCAAAGTTGATCTTCTTCACCGTGTCGCCCTCAACTGCCAGCACCTCAAACTTCTTCGGCCCGCCGCGTCGCGGCTTATTCACCGCCGTAAACCCGTGGCGCTTCTTCGCTGCTGCGATCTTCTCTGCCTTCGTGCGCGCCATGCTACTTCTTCTTCGCGGTCTTCGCGGCCTTCTTAAACGCCTTCGCGGTGGGCGCGCCCTTGCTGCCCACCTTGCGCATCTTCTCGCCAGACCCAGCAGCGATGCGCTTACGCTTCGCGTGGATGTTGGCGTATAAACCCTTGGCCATCTAAGCTCCTTCGCCCCACTGGACGCATTTATAATCGGTTGCGCGGTATGCAGGAAACATCTGCTGCGCGTATTCCAGCCCGCTCGGTATGGACTGTATGCACTCGCTCTCGCTCTGCATCACGGGGCTGCCAAACGAAAAACAACTACCCTCAACGCTGCACAGCAGGAGCAGCGCCGTCCACATTATTTTTTCTTCTTCGCGTATGACACCTTCTTGCCAGACTTCTTGGCGGCGGCCTTGGCTTTCGCCATGCCTTTGGGCGTGTACGCGTAGTGCTTCGATCCAACTTTGGGCATCGCAACCTCCGTTATATCTTCCAGCATAATAACATTAAAACGCCAAAAAGAAACCCCGCGCGCGCAATGGGAGGAACGCGGCGGGGCCAAGTTACGCGAGACAGGGAGGAAACTCGCAATGAAGCATAGATAGCGCGAGCAGGAGCGCTTGTCCATGTGGGGGTAGGGTAAACTTTTTTCAGAAAAATGCAAATAGCTGCATTTAGGGGGTTGCATCTATGTTAACATTGTGTTAACTTAAGGTATAAATCAACAGGGGCTGCGGCTCCGCAACGCTCGGGAGGGCAACATGACTATCAACGAAATTATCAACTACTTAAACGAAATGCCATCATCTGGCTTCGCCGTACACTGCTACGACGAAAACGATGACTTCAGCGATGACGACGATTGGGTCGACACCGCGTCACCATACACACGCAACGACGGCGGTCGCGCCGCGTCAGGCCGCAAGGGCAGCGCCGGAGATTGCGGCGTGCGTGCAATGGCCATCGCGCTGGGCCTCGACTACGACGCCTGCTACAAGGAGCTGGCTCAAGCCAACAAAGACGCCGGACGCGCCAAGTCGATGCGCCGTGGCATTATGAAGTCAGACTTTGACAAAGTGCTGGCGCGCTACGGTTGGGTCTGGCACTCAGCGCCAAAGTTTGACGGGCGCAAGGCGCGCTGCTCAGACATGCCAGCAGGCAACGTCATCGCGCGGCAGTCTCGCCACTTCGTCGCCGTCATCGACGGCCAGCCGCATGACACCTTCGACAGCTCCGGCAAGATGGTCTACGGCTACTGGCGGTTGCCCTAAGCAATCCCCTGCAAATTGCGCCTAAGCGCACCACGCCAACGTGACATCGGCCCGCTCAGGGCCGTTGCCGCGTCTGACGCCATCGTCAGGCACACGGCGTCGGCAAGGTCAGGCGAGCGCAGGCCGCGCTTGCGCATGGCGTCCTTGCTCTCGGCAGCCATCTTCCCAGAGGACGTGAACGCGTAGCGGATGCCGGTCAGGTCAGCCAGCAGCTCGTCGTCGTTGGGCAGCTTGCAGCTGCGATCCTCCAGCCACGCCTTGCACTTGAACCACAGCTCCGTGCGCAAGTTGTTATACGTCTCCTTCATCGAGGGAGCCTCGGCGACGTTCACGCCGCGCACGGGGGCGCCAAGCTCGTGCATCCGATCCACGACGCCCGACCCTATGCCAATGCTGTCCACAAGGATCTCGCTGGGCTGCTGCGACGGGGGCAGCGCATCATATTCAGCCATCACGCGGCCAACGGTCTGCATGAGATCAAGCCCGCGCCACGACTTGATCTCCGTAATCACGCTGCCCTCGCGCTTGCAGAACGCGGTGCGGTCGGTGCCAAAGCGCGCAGGATCAATCGCCCACACGGCGCGCGTATTCGGCGCAACCTCGATGTCGCGCCGCATCGCGGCCTCGGCCAAGTGGTACGGCACGATCGTGTCATCATCCGCCAGCGGAAACTCGCCAAGCACGCGGATGCGAAACGCGTTGCTCTCCTCCCCGTAGCGCATGCGCATCTCGTCAACGAACTCGTCGCTGACAAGCGGGCTGTCAACGCACGACCAGCGGCGCGTCCACCAGCTGCCCGCCATGCGCGTCTGGCTCTCGTAAAACGTGCCAGAGGATCGCGTGGGGTTGCTCAGCAGCACCGTGGTGGCGCTGTGGCCAGACATGCTGCCCGCAGCAGCCTCGAACACCTTCTCCGGCACACCTGACGCCTCGTCGATGACCAGCAAAACATGCTCGCTATGCACTCCGGCCAGCGCCTCCGGCGTTTCGGCGCGAGACGTGCGGGCCGAGATGAACGCCTCGGACGCGGCAGCGGTAAGCTCAACGCGATCAGACTTCACCGTGACCATGTCCTTCAGATTAGGCGGCAGCTCGTTGATCCACCGCTTCATCTCCGCGAACAGCGCGTCAAAGAGCTGGCCAGATGTGGGCGCGGTGACGACAACCTTATTCGGAAAACGCAGAAACAGGAACCACAGCATCGCCCAGCTGGCAGACGTTGACTTGCCGGTGCCATGCCCAGAGCGCACGCTGATCTTGCGCTCGCCGGACGCAATCGCAGAGAGGAACTCGGCCTGATATGGCAGCGGGGATGCGCCAAGCACCTCGCGCACAAAGCGCACGGGGTCGTCGTAATACTCGACAACGAAGTCGTCAAACGGGTTGGCGTCACTCATCCGACACCTCCACATATTCCGCGTCAATCGTGGCGGCCTCGGCCTCGCTGTTCACGCGCTTCATGTCGGCGCTGAACTTGCGCAGCGCATCCAAGTGCAGGTCGCCAATGGAAAGCGTGACATTGCTCTGCGGGCGCGTGCCGTAGCGCTCCTGATTCATCGAGCCAGCCATGAACTTGCGCCACTGCACCTTCTCGCGCGTGGCAGCGATCTCCGTCGGGCTGCTGGCGCCGCTCAACCCGTCAACCATCTCCAAGCCCTGCTCCACCAGCGCATCCGCAGCCTCGCCGCGAGCCTTGCTCAGCGCAGCCGCATACTCAGGCACGCTGTTCAGTGACCTGCTAACATAGCTGCGCGTGCAGCCGTATTGGCGTGCCAGCTCGGCGACGGTGACGCCGGACGCGATCTGGTCAAAGAGCCAATCTGCGCCGCCGTTGGAGGCGACCTCCGTCAATATGCGCTTGCGTAACGCCTTGCCTGCCATGATGTTTCTCCTTGTACGCGGGAAATTTTAGCGCGGGGCCATGGGTATGGCAAGCGCGTAGGGGGTGCGGGGGTGCGGGGGGCGTGTGCGCGCTTTTCTATACACACACGCCCCCGTCGAAACGCGAAGTGGGGGGGGTGTTTTGCGCTCAGCGCATAGCAAAACGGCGGTCGCATAATAGTTATTATGTTAAATAACTGCTTTTGTGTAACGTTATCAAGCACTTACGTTTCTCCGAAGCTATGCGTTTACGTCAAACCACAACATATTGTGTTTTTACCGAATGGTAAAAAATTGACCATTTGGTAAAAAACGCGTATTCGCGCACGCGCGTCTGAGCGTCGGCGTGCCTGCCGCAGAGGCTAAACATGCCCTCACGCTCGTTTTAACCACCGCTGAAGCGGCATAACGACAAAGCAGCTGGTCACCCCCCTGTAAACCTCGATTGGCTCCTCCAGCGGCTTCCCAGCGCCTCTGAGCAACTTGCACATCTCCCGCACAATAAATCCGTTGCCAACGACCTCCAAGCCTTCGCACCTCGCGCGCTGCATCTTATCGTATGTACCGCCGAAGCGGTCATACCTCCGCACGGTGTCCAGCTCAATCCTCGCCATGCCCCGCCTCCAATTCGCCCGCTATCGCAGCGTAACCGCACACGTCCACCCAGTTGTCCGAGTGATCGCTGGCGCGCGATCGCGACACCTTCAGCAGCACCATCATCGCCGCCACGTCCACCTCGGTCACGTCCACGCCGAGATACGCTGACCACATGCCAGCAATCCTCGCGTGACTGTCCTTCGCCGACCCGTAGGTCGCCTGCCTGTCGCCCGTGATAAGCTCACCGGCTGTGCGCAACACGTCTTCCCTCGTCACCATGGAATATCGTCCTCTATGTTTCCGTTGCCACTTTCGTCCACCACACGCGTTACCTTCGCGTTGGGGAACGTCTCAAACGCCTTCTGCAAAAACGCCTCGCTGAAGTGCTGCTTCAGTATGCACGCGGCATCCTCGAACGAGTAGACCACCCACTCGGGATACCGTTTGCGCAGCTCGGCGCATCCCTGCCGCGCGAAGCACACGATCTGCCCGCCATCCACCTCCACGCACCACGCGTGCGGCGACAGCGGCTTATGCCCCGCGCCCTCCGCTTCTGCTTCCATGCGCTTCCACCCCGCCATGAGCTGCGTGGCGATCTTGTTCGTCCTGACGACATCACAATCCACGACCGCCTGCTTCAGCGCCTCATACGCCGCCTCAAACTTGCCCGCCAGCTCCGGCGTGACCAGCGACGGCAGCGTGTCACCCCACCGCTCGGTCATTTCCCTCGCCACCCGATCGAGCGGCTCCAGCTGACCCCAGACTGCCGCCGGTATAGGCTCCGTCCTTTCACCAACCGTGAACTTCCCCTTCGACGCTATCTGCTTTGCCGTAGGCCGACGCCCTTTCTGCTTAACCATGAACATGCCCCCTACGCATCCCCAGCAAAACAATCTCCGCACCTTCAATAAATACGCCCGCACTTCTCTCCGCACCTTGCATATATATATGCAAGTGGTGCGGCGGAAGATTTCTTGCCGTATTTACCGCACCCTCGGCACCACGCCGCACCATAAGTGCGGTAAGTGCGGAACGTGCGGAAACGCCCCCAAATCCCACGCCCCCGACGCCACCCGTCTCGCTGGCCATCATACCCCCGCCTCCTCTCCCGTTATCCATTCACCCACCACAACGCACGGCACATCCCTGCCGTCACGCTTGCTTGGCGCAGACGTCTTGCGCAGCACGCCGTTCTCGATCCACTTGGCCACGATCGCCTTGGCCTTCGCCTTCTCGTGGCGCTTGTCCAAGTCCAGCCCCAGCACGTCTGCCACCGTGACGCCGACCCACGTCTTGGCCTGCACGTTTGCGCGGAGCGGCTCGCCCTGCGTTTCCGCGTCGCCCACCGCGCGCTGCACCTTCATCGCGTCGCGCGCCGACACGCCGTCGAAGAGATCCGGCATCGCATACTCCGTGGCCACGCCGACATATTCCATGTTTGGCAGCTGCACGCCCACCATGCGCCGGTAGACCGCCTTTGCGGCTGGCGGTGCCAAGTTTGCCTTGCCGTCGTCCACGCGGAATATGCCGAGGCTCTCCGCTTCGCTCACGCCGAGCTTCTGCGCGTCTTCCGCGCTGATCTTGTTTATGACCCGCGCCGCCCTCGCCGCCCCGATCAGCGACCCCGCGCCCCTGACGCTGTCTATGGTTGCCTCGTCGCCGTTGCCCTTGCGGATGTGATGCACCAGCGCCACGGCGCAGTCTGTCTCGTCGCAGATGCTACGCACGGCCCCGACGGCTGCATTCATGGCCACGTTGTCGTTCTCGTTGATCTGGTTCGCGCCAACCCACGGGTCGATCATCACCATGCCGATGTCGTTCTCCTTGATCTTGGCCGCCATGTAGTCGAGCATCTCGTCGTTTACCTCGATCCCGTCGCGCCCTTGGTTTGCGAACACCATGTTGAGGCTCCTTCCGGCGTCGAGGAACAAGCGCCCCCGTATTTCCTCGGCGGTGACGCCGTAATGCAGCATCGCCGCCGCGAGGCGTCTCTGCATCTCCTCCAGCGGGTCTTCTAGGTTGATGATCCACACCTTGCACGGCTCGTGTATGGCCTCGCCCAGCAGCGGCTTGCCCGTTCCGATGCACAGAGCCTCCACGATTTGCAGCGACGTCTTCCCGACGCCGCCCGCAGAGGCCAGCACGCTGACATGGCCTCGCACGTAATGCTTCCCGTATATCCACCGCCGCGCCGGTATTGTCGCGGGGTCTATTGGCTCGTATGCGGTTGGCCACTGGCGCTCGCCTGCGATGCGCTCCTGCTTTACTTCCTCGACCGGCTTCGCCAGCGCCAGCGCCTCGCGCAGCTTCTCCGCGCCCGCCTCCTGCAGATAGTCGTTGGCATCCTTTACGTTTTCCACGCCCAGCGCGTCGAAGCGCACGACGTGGACGTCGGTGCTGCCGTCTCCGCGCAGCACGTCTGCGACCGCCTCCACGTCGAGATCAGGGTCTGCGCAGATCGTGACGTCTGATGCACGCGGCGCGTTAAACGTCTTCATGCCTGACTTGCCGAACGTGCAGACGATCGTCGCCTCAACGTGGCCCATGATTGCCTGACGCACGCTCAGCGCATCCTCTGGCCCCTCGACCAATATGATCGCGCCGCCCTCGTGCTGGTCGCCGATCCGCATGGCATTGCCGACCAGTGATCCGCGTGAATACTTGTTGATGTTGTTATGCTCGCGCTTCTTCCCGTCCGGCGTCAGCAGCACCGCCTGCACGCCGCAGACGTCGCCCTCCGCGTTGGTCGCGGGAAACAGTATCGCTGGCCCGTCGTATAGGCTGGGGCTGAACCGCGCGACGCCCTCTGCGACGCCTGCGCGCATCCCACGGTTATTCAGATACAGCAGCGCCGGTCTGACGGCGTCCTTGTTCTCGCGTGATATTGGCACGCTGCGCTCCCACGCGGCCTGCGCCTTTGCGATTTTCTCGGCGCGCGTTTCCTCGTCGCGTATCAGCAGATCCTTGCTGGCCAGCCTTACGATCAGGCGATCCATCTCGCTCGGCTGAAACGGCACCGCGTCATCGTTTTCGAGCTGCTTGGGGTTTTCGCTGCCCCGCTTGAAACCGCTGCCAATGGTTGCCTTGATCTCGTGCTCCTGCAGCCCGATTGCCTTGGCCGCCGTGTGCAAGTCTATGACGCTGCTGTCGATGTTGGCGGCGTCCATGTGCGCGTGCCGACCCAGCGCGTATGCCGCTAGGTTCAGCGCCTCGTTGCGACGCCCCTTCGGAGCCATGCCGATCTCGGAAACGACGCTTTCCCGTACCTTTGCAAAATAGTTTACGCTCATCCCACTTCCCCGTTCAAACTTTTGTTATAACCACGCCCGCCGAAGCAGGCGTGGAGCTTGTTATCTTAGAAGCCGAAATCGTCTGCGTCTACCACGCTTGAAACGGGTGCCGATGCGGTTGGCACCGGCTCCGGCTTAGGCGGCGTGCTGTCTGCGGGTTTCGCAATCCACTTGGATATGGCAAAGCCCAGATCGTATGACGTTCCCTTGCCGACCACGACGGGCGTGGACGTCGTGACGCTGACGACCGGCACCATGCCCTGCGCGAACTCCGGCGCGCTTTCCGCTTGGTTGTACAGCTTGGCAATGAACTGCCCCGTGCCGTATGAGTTGTTGCTGAACTGCGCCTTGGTGCCGTCCGACATCCAGCAGTCCACGTCGAAGCCCTGCTTGTACGCTGGCTTGCCCTCCGAGTCCGTCTCGGTCGGCTTCGGAAGCGGCTGCGATGGCGATGGCCACTCCTGCCAGTCGCGCATCCCGACGGCGATCTTGAGCCACCCGAACTTCACGTTTGCAATGTCGATTGCGATACCCTTGGTCATGTCGATGGCTTCGGGGTCGCCGCCCTTGTTTACCGTCCAGCGGTTCTGCGGAAGGTTAACCCGTATATACGCGCCGCTCGCGTCTGATGTTTCTCCGAAAGATATTGGCATGTTTGTCTCCTTGACGTTGTGTGCCTGTGCTATGCGCCGTGTGACGCGGTGAATTGGAACGCCCAGCGCGGTATCTGGAGCGTTTGCAGCTCCCCATACCCGTAGCCCCAGACGCCCGTGTTACGCGCTATCGCATACTGCTCCAGCGCGTGTTGAACTGCCGCGTCGCCCTCGTTAAGCGTGCGCCAGTCAAGCTCGTACACACCAACGGGGTAAGGCGCTTCCTTGCCCACGCTGATGAAGATAAACCTGTCGATCTCCTCGCCGATCAGGCCCATCGTCCTGCGGTAGAAGCTTTCTTGTATGTGGTAGCCGAAGTTGGCCACCTGCTTGGAAAAGCCTTCGGGGTCAGGCGCGATCGTCGTCTTCAAGTCGATCAGCGCCCCGATGTCACGACGCCACCCGTCTGGACGGCAGCGCAGATCCACGCCCGTCTTCTCGTCCTTCGCAAATATGCTGGCCTCGCAGATCAGGTCGCCGGATAGCAGCTTGGCCACCTCCTTGTTGCTGCGCACCGCGTTTGCCGCGTCCACGGCGATCTTGTAATCGCCTTCCGTCAGCAGCAGCGCGCCGTTGGCGTCGGCCTCTGCCTTATGCTGCGTCCACTCCTTGCCGCGCCGCGTCTCCGGCCCGCACCAGACGGTGTTTGCGTGCTGCGGCTCGAACACCAGCGTGTGCGTGGCCGTGCCGACGTCAAACGCTGTGCTTTCCTTGCGCTCGGCATATTTGTAATGCGCCAGCGACTTCATGGCGATTGTTTTAGCGCCAGAGGCGCTGAGCGCGTCGCTGAGGTGATATTCCTCGTTTGACATCGTGGTTGATATGGTCACGCCTTCCCCCTTCCGTACAGCGCTATCAGCAGCGCCTCTGCTCTATGTTCATCTTTCTTGCGCTTCAGCTCGCTCGCCCTGTCGGGGAACCACTGCTGCGCCATGCGACGCGCCGCGTCCTTATCCTTTGGCAGGTTCATCGCCCGCTTCCACACGACCGGCGTTACCATGGTGTAGCGCGTGCGCGACAGCGCCACGGTCGTCGTGATCTGGCCAAACGCATACCCCAGCTTGAACGTCGAACTGACGCCCTGCTTTGGCATCGCCTGCTGCCTCTCGATCCAGATGTGGTCGAGCCGATCGAGCGACGTGAGAATGTCCATCAGCGCCACGACGTCAACGCCGCCCTCGCTGTAGACGGGTAGGTCATGCACCTCCGACCAATTTTCGCCGACCAGCGCAACGCCGCCCGTGCGGTAGCCGCAGTCTATGCCACACGTTACGATGCTCAATGCATGTCCTCCTTGTCGGGCGTGTTGTACGTTTCAAATATGATCCCCATGGTCATGGCGATGGCGTCCTGCACGTCGCAGTCGTGCTGGCGCATGTAGCCAACGACTGCCTGCAATCCAGCGCCCAGCGCATACACCTTAGCGAGATCCGGCAGCTCTGTGCGATCGGTGATCGCCAGCATGTCACGCATCAGCGCGTTGACCTCGGCCATCGTGTTGCTGGCAACCGCGTGCATCTCTGCCTGCTGCTCCGGCGTCAGCGTGAACTCTTTATCCACGCTGTACCTCAACGCCATGCTCATCAAGCAGGCGCAGGATGGCGCGCTCCGTCAGGCTTGCCATGCTGATGCGCTCCTGCTTTGACAGCTCACGCAGCGCCTCGAAGACGTCGGCGCGGATGCGCGATCCAAGTTGTTTCATCTCAGTGTCCATAATTTCCTCCGTTGGTCTGGGCCACTATAACGCCGCGTTAACATTGTGCAAGTGCTAGAACGCAAACTCTTCCTGCGTGCGCAGCCGGTACAGCTGCTGGCCCTCGATGAACGACGTCTTCACGATTGTGCGCCGCTCCCGCATGGTCTTCAGCCCGATGTCGATATGCACGGCGTCCTGCTCGATCATGCTGCACAAGTCGCCCACCGACAGCTCGCCATGCCTGCTCAGGCAGCGCTTGATCTCCTTGCGCAGCTTCTCAAGCGGCCACGGCTTGTGGGCATACGCGTGCATGTCATCGCGGCCAATGAGCCTGCGCTTCATGCGCGCGTTCTCGATGATCGCCAACTCCTTCCAACGCTCCAGCGGTGTCATGTTTTCCGTCACAGCCGCTTCTCCAGCATCTCGCAGAGCGCCATGATCTCCTCGGCGCGCTGCTTGATCGTCAGGCGCTCTGGGCCACGCCCCGCGTCCATACGCATGATGTCTGCCTTGCGCCGGATCGACATGACCAGCATCTGCGGCGTTGGCTGCGTCGGCGTGCTGCTGTCCTCGTCGATATACGCGCCCACGCTGGCGCTGTTTTCCAGTTTTGATAAATCCCATTTAGCCATTTTCATTCTCCTGTGTTGGCCGTGGCTGTGGTCTGACGTCGGGCCACGGGCGGCGGTAGTCTGCCTCGCCGCCCATCTCGACGCATTGCGGCTCAAAGATCCGCGCTAAGTCGTAGTGTTTCGCAAACGCCTTGCACTCGTCTACGGATGAAAAGACGGCGAATGCCATGAAGACTGGTTCTGCTAGGGTCATCACATCCACCCCATGCTGACGGCGCCGATCCAGCCCAGCACCGACGCGGCAATCGCTGCGGCGATGATGATGTCTTGCGTCCACTTAGTCATGCTGCTTTCCATTCTACAAATAAATCACGCACCAGCTTCTTTGTCATGTATCTCAATGCACGATTGTGCGCGTGGCCATCGCTATCTACACGCTCGCGCTCAAGCGTTTTGCGCGTGTCATATATCCTGCGATACGGGCCAGCGTTTTCTTCTTTTCCTTGGCTCTTGAGCAGGCTGTCGCCGATCGTCCAGAATACCGAATGACGTGACGGGCTATATCCATGCGCCAATGCCATCTCCGCATTGCTGCATTTGCGCTGCCTCTGGCCATCTATCACGGCAAGCCCAGCGCGCTTATATATGCCGTCAAGCTCCTTTTCGTATTCCATAAAGTCGCCTACCTCGCCAACAATGCCCGCCAAGCCCAGATGGCCAAAGCCTTTCACCTTATCGACAAACGTTGATACTGGCAGCTCCTTTGCCAGCCCCACAAGCCACTTCTCAAACTCGGCACGGCTTTCTAAGAGCGGCTGCCTTGCCTCAAATAGTGGCTTTGTGGCGGCGTATTCATCCATTGTGCCTTCGCCCCTCTTCAGTTGGGCGAATAGCTTATTGGCTTCCTTGATGTCGCCGTCACGAAAGCTGCGGCAGATTGCTTTAATCTGCAACACCAGCTTTGCTTCAGCGCGAACCATGTTCTGCCTATTGCGCCAAGTCAGATATATCTTGGCAATGGTTGGGTCTTCGTAACGTTTATCCATAATGGATCTCCTTGTTTTATGCGAGGCGGAGGCAAAATGACTTTTCTGCGTAGCTTGAGTGGCCTCTGGTTGTTGGTGCGCCAGTTCTATGGCATCTCTGCGGGTTCTGATCGGCACCAAATAAAGTGGGAGCGCGGGCTTCTTGGCATTTCTGCGTAGAAAATTTGGCTCCCTGTTGTAAGGCGGGGGTGCATGATCGGTGGCATTTCTGCATGCTTTAGATGACCCCCTGTTGAATGGTTGGGAAGGGTGACGGCTAATCGGCATTGCTGCATGGTCAGTATGACCCTTCCCATTGGCGCGCTCAGTATTCGGCATAATGCGATGATCGAGTGGCACCAAAATAAGGTGGGGGCGTGGATTGCATGGCATTGCTGCGAAAACCCAATGACCCCCTGTTGTAAGGCGGGGGCGTCGCATCGTTGGCATTTCTGCGTTGGTTGACCGACCCCCTGTTAAACATTATTCTACCAAAGCCTGCTCATACTCAGCTTTGACTTCGCTGATATTCCAAACATCTCTGACGACTTTATCATCAGTGACGCGGGCCTTGATGGCAGAATAGAAGCTGCGCTGCCCCTCATGGTGCTTGCTGCGGGATGTCTCGTGCATAATCGCCTGCTCAAGATCCTCGCTTGTTGCATCGCCCAAGCAGATGCCGGTATTGGGCAATAGCCAACGCTCAAACATATCCTTTGCATATGCGGGTGCCATGTTTTTCAGTGACACGGCTGGCGTTGATGTCTCGCCCTTGCTCAGCACAGTTTGATGCGCTGCACGCTTAAGTCGCGCGCGGTAGCCTCTGGGCTGCGCAACAACATCCAAATATGCAATGCGCTCCAAGTGGCGGCGTGTAGCCTCTTCGCGCAAAACATCGTCTTGCTGAAGCATAACCAGATATTTCTCCGATGCTTCCTTCGCGCTAGCAGATCCCTCCCAAGCCTTTTCTACGGCCTCGGACACAATCGAAATAATATTTTCTTGCTTAGTCATCACTCTTCCTCTTCTTCATTGCGCCAATTGAACTCGTCTTCGTCTTGGCATTCTGGGCAGCGCACTATTGTCCACGCGTCGCTGTCCGGCGTGTTGACGAAACGCGGCAACTCGATGAAGCCGGTTCCGTCGCAAGTCGTGCAGATCATTTGTACACATCCGCGTTGATGCTCCACAGCACCAAGGTCGCGCGCTGCTGGCCTGCACGCTGGTTTACATGCGCTTTGCATATCTCGCCGCGTGCGTGCATGTTTTCGAGATGCTGTGATAGCTTGCGCGTCTCAACGCCAACGACCTCAGCGATGTCTGCCGTTTCGCAGTAGGTCGCCGCGTCGCTCCGCAGGAACGCAATGACCTCGCGCTGCACGGCAGGCCAATTAATCGGCTCAGGCTTCTCGGTGGGCGTTTGCACGGCCTCTGCTGGCGCGTCAGTCGCCAAGCCCAGCACGTCACGCGCTGCGCGTCGCTCCTGCACATATGCGGCGACCCACGGCGTGCGCTCGCGCTGCTCTTCCACGGCGTTCTGCACGATGATGCCGACGCAGATGTCGTCGAGGTTTGCGTGCGCCTGCTGGAGCAGACGCGGCGATATGTGGACGCTCTCGCCGTTGTCGGTGCGGACGCCAAAGCCTGTGCCGCTGTCGGTGATGTGCGTGATTAAAAATTCATGTGTGTGCGTAAGGTTCATTATGGTTTCTCCGTTTCAGTTTCGTGGCCGGTTTGGCGCACGGCAAGGCAGCGCCGCGCGGGCGCTGCTAAGCGATGCGTCAATAATCTTCTCCGTTGACTGTGACTTTTGTGGGGCGCTGGATGATGGTCTGCTTGACGCCATCGCGCACGCCATGCTCTTTGACTTTGGCCGTGCAAGTTACTTGAGCGCCTTTGGCCCAATACTGCGTGCCTTTGTAGATGACAACGTTGTCATCAGCGTCACGGCAGATGTGGAGGTGTGAAATGCCATACATGCTTTCCAGCTCGACAATATGCTTGACTGTGAGTGCGAAGTCTTGGCGCTCGCCTACGGTGCCAACAAACTCGCACTTGCCATCTCTGGTGGCCCACTCAGCTTTTTGAGCGGCACGCTTGTCCAGCGTCTTGACCATGGCGTCACGCATGTTAGGTGTCGGCTGGCCGTATGTGTTGATGCCCTTCTTAACCGCTGAGAAAAACCCTTCGCCCTCTGGGCTGTAGTCAGCCAAGAAGTCGATAATCTCTTGGGCGCGATCATCAGACGCCAGCCAGTTTACACGATTGGCGTGGGCAGCATTTGCCAGCTTGCGGGCGCGAATTGATGGGTAGTAATTATGCTCATATTCATGCGTTGGGTCGTATGCCATATCTTCCTCCATTGCTTATATTGTTAACATACAGTTACCACAGCATATCGCAAGCAAAAAATGCACCTGACGGAAACTTTTTTTCGCCTCTATATAAAACCGTTTAAATGCAGTATGTTGCGCGCGTGGCCAACAGCATCAACGTCGGACGTGCAGGCGAGTTTCTCGTTGCAGCCGAGCTTGAGCAGCGCGGGATACGCTGCCATCGGGTAGACATGCAGGACGATGACCTATGGGTGAAGTCGGCCAGCGGTGAGCTGTTGACGATGCAAGTGAAGGCGACCATCGAGCCGCGCGCCGATCGCAGGCGCAAACCGTGCTACATGTTCACACGCGCAAATGGCGATGCGCAAATATTTGCGTATGTGGCTCTGGATATACGATTGTTTATACTGCGCGACGCGCCGAGCGGGAAGACGGTACGCATAAAGCCCGCCGATTTTACGCGGCAGGCTATGGATGACAGCATTAAGGCGATGCTAGGTTAGACCATCAGCTCAAAGTGCGGAGCGTCGATAAACGGGCGTCTGCCCTGCCCGCGACGCGTGTCGATGTAGTCGTTCATCGCGTCCTCCATCGTGCCATCCCACTGTGCTATATTTGGCACAGTCCACGCGGCACCCCACCTGATTGGCACGTCCACCTCGCGCGCAGCTTCTGCCATTGCGTCAGCGATGTCGTCATATAGGTTAAGCTCCCACGATCCACGCGGGCCAACATAGGCCATAAGATCGACGGCCAACCCGTCTATATGTTTCGATTTCATCGTCTGCGACGCGCCGCTTTTCACAAGCTCGCGCTGCTCCTCGATGGTGCGAAGCCCGCAGATGACGCCGAAGTCAATCTTGGTTCTGTGGATTGCGCTGGTGACGACAGCCGCCATGCGCTCGTCCACGCCTGATAGCTTATCGCGGCTGCGTGCTGATAGTTTGAACGTCATTTCTTCAAGCCTTTCATTGTGCGGATGCCAAAGCTGGCGGCGATGGACGCATACATGCCCCACTGCACCCAGAGCGGCGTTGTTTCAAGATTGGCGAATCCCTCTGCCATTACGTCCTGCATGGACGGCACAAAATTCATGCACAATATGGCCACGAAAACGATTGTCCACAGCTCATCCTTCCAGCTGTCTTTGCTGGCCTCGATGGCCGACTGCTCCCAATCCATCTCGCCGGTTGCCTGCTTCAGCTTGATCTCGGCATTCGCCTTCTGGATTGCCGTCTTGCCGTCGAGGTAGCTTGTGGCCAGCCCGCCTAATGCGCCTACTATCTGGCCAATCATTTCTCAGACCCTAGCCACACGGCAAAAGCACCAGTCATGGCACCGGCAACAACGCTAATAAGCGCACTCTGCTGCGTGCTAAGGTCAGGCTGCGTCAGCGCCCACTCGATGCAGCGTATATACATAATCGTCATCACGGCCATCATTAGACGCGGCATGATCTTATATTCCAAAAGCTTTTCCATCTTACACCTCTATGTTGATGTTTGTGCCTTGCGGCCTGTCAGCAGTGGTCTTGGTGCCAAACCTATCATAACCCTTGCCTAAGTCCAACTTCTGCTCTCTGAGCGCCTCCAGATGCGTGTGATTGGCTCTATGCTCCTTGGCTACCCTCTGCTCCGTCAGATGCGCTTCTATGCGCTCACGCGTCTGCGTTTGTTGGTGTATGTCCGACTGCACGTTAAACGGTGCGCTGCCTATGCCTGATACACCGTCAGCCATCAGCGTTTCACCGCGATCCAGACAAAGCCAAACAACGCGCCCACGCAGATCAGAAACAGGAACAAGCCCGCCGCCCACGCGATGATCGTCTCCTTGCGCTCGATGCGCTTATACATTGCGTCTTTCTGCTTCTGCCGGATGTCGTTTTCCATGCGGATCAGCTCCTGCCACGCAGACGGGCCAAGCGTTTCGCTAATCATCTTGCGCAACTCGTCGCGCATATTCTCGCGCTGCTTCTTCTGCACAAACAGATCCATCGCCTGCTGCTCGACGCTGCCGAAGCTCTGATACCATTTTGGGTTTTCTACGCGCTTCGCTGCAAAGTCGAAGTCGCTGATCGCCTTAGACCAGCGCCCCAGATCGCCAGCCATGCCTTCCAGATCACGCCCGATCTGACAGCCCTTCTTGATTGCGTTAAACGCAGCACCAGCGGCCATGATTGCGGTTGCGGGGTCTATCATTTGGCATCTTTACCCACGTCAGCTAAACGCGGGCATCCACTATTATACTCCACCCTTATAACATATGGGTAGTGATACCAGAAGCTTGGGTATGGGCATCTGTATATACACGCCGTGTAAAGCTGCCCGTATGCAAGCACGCCAACGGCTACGCTGGCGAGCGAGCAGATCACCGCTCCATCAGACGGTCTATTTTCTCCTCGATGCGATCAAAGCGCGCTACGATCTGCGCCATGACGGCAGTGCTGTCTGCCTTGGTGACATAATCTTTGGCCATTTCTTCGCGGGTCTTGTTCAGCAGAATATTGAGGCGCTGCATCTCGTCCACAGCGCTTTTCAACACCCAGCCGATCAGGCCCAATCCGGCAGTAAGTGCCGCCGTCCAAAGCATGTCAGCGTCCATCAGTAAGACCCCTCCCAGACGCGCATCTTGGCGAACTCGCCTGACATCATCTTACGCTTGACGACCTCTTTGGCCGCCTCCGTATCAGACCACGCCACACCGGCTTCCTTCAGCCACGCGGTAAGCACAGCGCCGTCCAGAAACCCGACAAGCCGGTTTTCGCCTGACATGCCTATGCCAGCATCTCTGGCCGCCTGCGCGTCTTTCAGAGACTGGCTGACGTCATGACGTTGTTTTATGACCATGTGGTCATGCTCGAAGTCGATCTTTTCCGAAATCTTCGCCATGTCTTATTTCTTCTTGGCGCGCTTCGTTGGTGCGGGTGCAGGCGCTGGCTCAACGTCGCCAGTGACGATCAGTGCGTCTGGGCGAACGCGCATCAGCGTTTCAACCTCTGCGTTTGGCAGCTCGGCGTTGTCGCCTTTTACCAGCTTGCCGATTGACGTGTGTACCTTGTGGCCTACAACTGTAACTTTTTTCATGTCGATCCCTCGTTAAGCAGAAGGGGCGCAAATCGCCCCTTCTTGTAGTATATTACGATGTGGTGTTGTCGTAAATTGCGCCGTTGGCTTTCTCGTTTTTCGAGCAAAGCGCCAGCTCTGTTGTCACCTGACGTGTGGTGTTGTCGCCATTTTTGGCCAAGGCAACGTTTTTGGTTGGACGCAATACTGCGCATTCCCACATGTTGTCCTGCAAAATGAACACGTCACGGCTACGGTTTTCGCGTGAAGGCATGAACTGCACGGTTCCCCACGGTGTCACGTAAACTGCAAGCGATTTGACCACAGTCTCGTCACCGGCTTGCACCGCTGAGCGCTGGTTGTTGTTACCAGTGAAGCCCAGAGCAACGTTCATCTGGAAGGCTGACAGATAGCAAGTATCTGGCTTACCGCCTTCTTCCCAGATTGACTGCATAACGTCGTCAAACTTGGCCTGCGAGAATGCAGTTGGAGTGCCGTCGTCTGTACGGGCGTCTGTGCCGTCGCCGGTTGGGTTTGCACCAGAGTTACCAGACTGGAAGTTTACGTTTGTAATCAACCATGATGGTACACCACCAGTTTTACGTGCAGCAGTTGAAGAGCCTGCAACGTTACCTTGGTTAGCAAACAACGCCTTTTCGATGTCGAGCTTTTGCTCTTTAGCGATAAGCAATGTTTGGTACGCCATTTCCTTGGCGCGGCCAGCATTGTCTACTGCTTCATCGGTATCGGAAATCACCACAGCGTTTTTAAAGATCTGTGTTCTCGCTCCGAGGCGTACAGTCGGCGTAACGGCATCGGCAGATGTCGCATCACCTTCGATGTGAGCGTTTACGGCTGACGCGCGCAACGCTTGTGTTTGCCACTCAACCAAAGTGTTGCGTGCTTTTGTTTTGCTCGACTTAGAGTAAAACGGTGTTTCAGATGGGTCTACATTGTAGATCACATCTGACAAATCTTCACGAATGCCTACGGCATCATACGTGTCGAATGTATTGGTCGGCTGTGCCATTTTTTCGTCCTTTCAAGACTAGCTTTTTAACATCAAGCTCAATGCGTCTTCGATTGAGCCTGTCTTCTGCAAGCGCTGTTGCGCTTTTTTACGGGTAGCAGCCTGTCCGTCTGGGCGTTTCTTTGCGCCAGCTTTGACAACGGGTCGAGCGCCATCAGCTTTTGACTGTGACTTCTTCCTATTGGCAACCAGTTGACGATATTTACGCGCGTCGTTTAACGCCCGCACATATCTCGCATCAGACACGCTAGCCATCTCTTCGGGTGTGAAGCCGTAGTGAACGCCTGTATCTATGATGCCCGCCTTCAGCTTTTCGCCTTTTTCGGGATCTGCGATTTCAGGGATATACTGTTTCAACACTTCCGCTTGCTCCGCAAGGTAGGCTTGTCTGGCCGCTTGCTGTTGCTGCGCTTGTTGCTGATGCATACCCCGCAACTGGACTAATTGCTGGTCGTGCGCGGCCTTTGCCTCGTCATATTGCAGCTTCGCTTCCATGTATCCAATCGGATCTTGGTCGAAAAGCTCTTTGGACGGTGGGGTTGGGGCTTGCAGACCACCTTGCTGGGCTTGTTGATACAAAGCCAAGACTTGTTGCTGCTGTTGGGCCAATGCTTGAGCCTGCTGCTTGTATTGCTTTTCCAAGGCAGCATTTTCTTGCATCTTTTGATTGATGTAACCCTGACCCGCCGCAGATTGCTTTAACTGATCCAGTGTCCAATGCTCTTCTTTGCCGTTAATTTTAACGGGGATGAGATTGGTGTCTTCAGCCGCCTCTACTAGGTCGTCGTCATCAATTTGGTCATCTTCGACATATTCTGCGTCTTCTATGTCATCGCCGGATGCCTCGACGTCATCATCGCCCTCGGCAATATCTTCAACTGCTTCGCTCTCAACGTCTTGAGATGGCGCTTCAGCTGCTTCCACTGCTTCGCTTTGATTTTCTTCACTTGGCGCTGGGGCCAACATTGCCTCTACGGCACTATCTAGGCTAGTCGCTTCCACGGTGCTAGTTCCTCTGTTTGCGATCTAAAAGCGTCTCTGCTGCAAGTGCAGCGTCGAGGGTCACTTCGATCTGGTTAAGCGCACGGATTATCGCGTGCGCCTCTTCACGGGCGGCCACGTCAGCCACCCCACTGCTTGCGAAAACCTGCATTTGGTTATCGCGCACACTCTGCATAAACTGCTTAAATGCAGTATCGTTTTTCAAACGACGGGCCTCTTCAGCCTCTATGCGTATTTCTGTTGTCATTTTGCTAAAAGTCCTTGCATTGCTCCATTCATTGCGCTTCGGTGCATGGCACGCTCTGCACCAGCGCCAAAGTTTCCGCGCTCAAATCTAGGAAACTTTTTACCAGTGGCTTTTTCGTAATCTAAAGACAACATTCTTGCCGTTTCGACCGGAACTTTAACTGCCTCACCATTTGGCTTGAACCAAATGGTCGGGAAGTTAAACGGAACGCCATCCTCATCTGCCTCTGTCGATATATGCTCAGTTGAAAGCCCACCAAGCCCTAAATCTTGGGGCTTGTGCTTTTCTGGATCAAATGGCTCAAGGCCAAATGTCTTGCTCAGTAGTCCTGTCATTGTTGCACCCCTTGAGCCATGCCGCCGATCATGCGCATTTTATCCTGTTCCGCTTTTACACGCGCTACATCTACGGCAGTGCCGTATTGGCCATATATCTTGGCAGCATCAACCATGAGATCCTGCGCCATCTGATCGCGCTTCAAGTCGTCATCTGCGGCTGCTTTCTGCGCCTCAAGCTGCAGCTTCATCATGTCAGTCTGCGCTTTGCTTTGCGCCTTGATCTGCTCGGCCTGCAGGAATGCGGCGTTTGGATCTTGCGCCTGCCCCTGCTGCGCCATCATGGCCTGCTGTTGCTGTTGCAACTGTAGCATCTGCATTTCTATTTCCGGCGTAATCGGCGCGAAGTAGCGGTCGGCATTGCGCACGCCTGACAACGCCAGACTGTCGGCCAGCGTGTTGCGGATGTTGGTCAGCGATACCAAGCCGTTCATCGGGCCATATTGCTGGTAAACCATCTGCTGCATCTGCAACGCCTGCTGCAACGCCATCTGCTTCTCTTCTTCGCGGCCAGTGCCAAGCCCGACGTTGATGCTGATGTCCATCGACGTATCCCAGACACGCGGATCAACTGGCACAAACTGCCCGTTCATCCGCATCATCTTCTGCTCGTCCATATTCTTATTCATCAGGCGCAGCATGATGCCAAACAGGTCGCGCAGGCCGTCGGCCAAGTTGCGCACCATCACCTCTGTCTGGCCCGCAGCGGCCTGCACAGACGCCTGAACGGCTGCCTTAGTGGTAGACTGTAAAGCGTCAGGATTAAGCCCCACAGAGGCGCTTGTGACGCCCGTCTTCTGCTCTGTGAGCTGATCCATGTATGCCAGCGCAGATAGCGTCTGGCCAGCAACAAACGGCACGCTGAGATCCTGCACAGATCCTGCTTGGCGCATCCGCACAAGTGACCCGATCTCGTTGTTCAGCACGTCGTCAATATTTACTGCGCCGTCTACGATACCAATGCGCGGATTGTTGGTCATCGCCACGTTATCCAAGATGCCACGCAGAATAGACGTTGCCGCATCTTGGTCATTTTCTACCAGCTCAGACAGGCTGTGTCCGTACCAGCTGTGTGGCTCTGGGTCGATCTCAAACTTGGCAAACGGGATCTCGTCGCACGGCATGAAGTCTAGCAGCTCGTATGACGTGCCGCCGCAGAGAAACTTGTACAGCACCGGCACGCCGGTTCCGTCCACATCCATACGCATGTAGGCTTCTGTAATTCCCACCAGCTTCATGGACGGGTCTAGCTCGTCTTCGTCTGACAAGTCTTCCTCGTATCCTTGGCGCTCAAGCACCTCTGCGCCAGACATATCGTTTGTGCCGTCTATTGGCGTCAGGTTAGACACGACGTCAAAATCAAAGCCCATCTCGACCAGATCGCCGACGCGCATATCTGTGCGGTGCGCCACGACATATGCGTCATCGAATGACCGGCAGTCGCGGTTGACGAAGAACTCTTCCGGCGGGATGCTTTCTATACGCAGCTCGCCCTTCATCTCTGTGCGGCTAATCTTGACCGAATGGACAGGAAGCTCGATGTCCATGCCCATCTCGTCCACCTCAATCGACATTTCCATCGTATGCTCGATCACGTCCACGTTATCTTCTTGGATCAGAAACGTGTATTCATCATCAGACAGGTCGGTGTAGGTGTATATTTCGGCCACGGGGTAGTCGTGCCAATACGCCTTCACGATGCCCTGCTTCTTCACCATGGCGTCTTGAAACGCGTCGTTTAGCACGCGGTAGCCGTTTAGACGCGTAAACTCATGCTGGATGTAGCTGGTGGCCTGCTCGGCCAGCGCAACGTCTTCTGGCCCCTTCGGGATAAACTCTACCGGCCTTGCGGTGGACATGAAGATCCGCATCAGGCTTGGCTTCACAGAGCGTACGGTATCCCGTACCTTTGTGGCCACAACCTTGCTGCGCCCGTCTTCGTGGCCAATATCAACCTCGCCGTCATAATAACGCTGCGCCTTGATGCGGTCTTCGCTAATCTCGCTCTCAACGAAATCAACGGCCTCGCTGATCGCATTTTGAACAATGCTTTCTATCTCGCGGCGATCTTTTGGCTGTGGTTGCATGTTATTCTCCGCGTGTTGCGCCGTAAGTTGTCAGGCCGAAAGTGGTCAAGGCGTCAAGCACTTGCTGCGCCCGTGTTGGGTCTTGAAGCCGTTTAGCTTCTTGTAACAGAATTGGCACTATTATGTCACGATCTGCGCCCTGCATCGACAGTAATTCACCAATCTCGCGGTTTAAGTTTGAGCGCCTTTTGCCGTACATAATTTCGTCTATAATGCGATTGAGCGGATCAGCTATAGCGCCTCTGTAAATGCGCGAAAATGGCCCTTCTCTTTGCGTTCCAGAAGGATCGCGCAAATCAGCGACATCAGCCGCTCCTTCCATGCGGAAAGCACTCTGGGAACCCTTTAAAACATCGCTGCGCGTGCCGGAAAACTCTTTTTCGGCAAACAACCTCTGTATGACGGCATCCGCGTCAGGCTTGCCAAGTAGAAGTTGCAATTTCTCGCGGTTCCAAGATTTGTCAAACTGCTGCCACGCGGTTGCCGCATCGCTTCTCGATGTACCCATAAGAGCGGCAATGTATTCTCTCGCGCCTTTCACATATGCGTCACGCTCAAGCGGCTTCATTTTATCAAGCATTGCTTTTAATTGCGCTGGAGGCAAAGCAGACGTTGGGCCGCCAGAAAACACAGTGCGTCCATCCATTACGGCATCCTCAATTTTTGAGCTTTCGGCGTATCCGGCGCGCGCCGTGGCGTAGTTTGGGATCTCATCAAGGCGCCTGTCCATATCGTCTAATATGGGCATCAACTGCCTTGCTTTGCTCTTCTGACCGGCTATTTTAGCAGCGAAGATCGCGTCGCTCAAAGCGCTGCGGGCGTTGTGGAGCTTAGACGCAGAAACTGGCCCCTCCTTACCCAGATCACGCAGAACAACGTTCAAGGCGCTTCTGACGTTAGACGCTGCATCGTCTGCCATCATAACCAAGCCAGAACGCAACGCGCCAATATCAAACTTAATATCGCTCTGCGTAGCCGCGTCATACATTGGGCCAAACTCAGACGACTTGCGCATTTCCTGCGCTGCGCGCTCCTCGGCGGCAGCTATTTCTGGGCCAAGCCTCTCGGTAACAATGTCTTCAGTGCGTTGTCCTGCGCCGCCTGCTCGTTGCTCTATTCGCGTGCGCAATACGTCCGAACCCTCCCCTTGCAACACTGCTAAAGATTGCGCCAGCCCGCGCGGAGATCCGGCAATATCGGCCACCATTCCTTCTGGGCCAAGAGACTGCAAGTATTCTTCAATATTTCGCCCCGCCACCATCGGGCTTTGCAATTTTTTCCCAACTCTGCGCAACGAAGCTCCGCTGAAGCCCCCCTCGCCAGCACGGCCTATATCTTGAATGCCTCTGGTAACAGCGCCTGCCACGCGACCCGCCACTGGCGCAGCAGCGCCAATCGTTGCTCCTGCTGCTGCAGTAAACGGCGAAACCTCTGCCATGCGTGGCCCGAAGCCTCCCTCGCCACCAGCGAACTCTGGCAGCGTTGCCGTCGCCGCTCCTGTGCCTGCCCCAGCAACAACTTTCCCTGCCGTTCCCAATCCTCTAGCCAAACGCATAGACGTGCCGACAGGCAGCATCGCACCCGCAACGCCGCCTGAGACTTCACCTTTGGCAAACTGCTCTGGAGCCAGCAGCTGCGCCGCCTCGTCGCGCTGGCGAACAAGGTCACGATATTTTGCGTATGCTTTTTTCGCGCCCTCGATGTCGCGTTTGCGGAGCAACTCGTTTGCCGCTTGGTATGCGCCAGCAATCTCGTCGGCCAAACCTAAGCTGACGCCCTTCTGCGCGCCGCGATATGTGGCGATGGTTTCAATTTCAGCCTGCCTTGCTGGCTTGCGCTTTTCCCGTGCAGCGTCCAGCGCCTTCTGGCCGTCAGCGCTTATCGTTCCGGCGGCCTCAAGTTTTTCTAAGGCGGCGATTGCCGCTTGAATATTGGAGGCTTCGGCGTATGTCATTTCAGCCATGTTAACCTCCGCTCGATGGTTTTAGCGTTTTAAGCGCTTCTTCTTCTGTCATGGACGGCGCGGGTATATCTGCGCCACCCCCAAGGAAGCTTCTGACGCTTTCAAATGGATCTGGCAATGCTGCGATTTCCTCTTCGGCTTGCTGGATGCTAAAGTCTGGGTCAGTTAGCGCTCTGGACGCTATTCTGCCAACTCTGGCATTGTGTTCAGTAATCGCCACCATGCTCTTCACGATAAGCTTGTTGCCGTTTGGCTGGTTCTGGATGGCTGGCAGCGATGCCTTATACAGCGCCAAGTCTGCATCCGAAATAACGCCAGAACCGGCTGGCCTTTGCGCCGGAACAAGTTGGCTGATTATGGCTTCGGCTGCTGCTGCTGGGGCGCTTCTAAAGTCTACGCCAAAATACTGGTTGGCGCGTGACAAGAAGCCTGCGCTTAATCCTGTGTCACTTTCATCAAGCAGATCGTCAAGAAGCTTAATGCGCCCAAGATTAGACGTCGCGTCTCGTCCGGCCTGCGCCATCTCGGCAAAGTTTCTAGCCAACTCGGCTTGGCCAACCTTCACAAACTCACCTTCACCGCCGCCAATCTGAACCATTGGGCCGCCGCCGATCTTATTGGCAGTGCCGTCTGGCTTCAAATTGTACAAGCCTTCAGCGATTTCCGCATTCGGGTACATCTTGCGCAACTGCTCGGCGCTTACGATCTGGCCTTTGCCCTTCGGCGTCTCCAGCGATTTGCTGACCAACGCATTCATAATATCCTTTGCGCCGATTGACCCGCCCTCTACGGCGTCAGCATAATCGTCGTAGCCCATCCTGCGCAGATACTCGACTGTCTTGTTCTTTGTCGCAGCCGCCTGCCGCTGCGCGCCGCGCGCCCTGATCGCTTCGCCAGCACGCAGCTCCGGCATAATTAGCGGATCGAGCGCCGCAGCAAATTGCTCCGCTCTACTTAGACCCGTCGTCGGGCTTGGCGTTCCAAGGTAATCCATGATGCCGCCTAAACCGCCTCTACGCTGCTGCGGCGCTGCCGCTGCCTGCGGGCGATCCTGCCGAAGCGCTGACAGAGGCGCGCGTGGCGCTGTTCGTGGTGCCATGCCGGTGGCCAGCATCTGCTGGCGCAGCTCTTCTTCGCGCGCCCTATCGAATGGAGTTGCCATGTCTTTTCCTTTCAAACCTTCCCAAGCTGATGGGCCTTGCGTTTTGTATATCCACTGCCCGATCTTATCTTGCAAATCTTCCGTCATCATCTCGCTGCCAGTTAGCCCAAGACCTTTTTTTGCCTCTGCAAGAGTAGACCCAACCACTTGATAAGCGCCCATCGGTGTGGCAACGCGGCCAACTTGGCCCTTCACATATTGCGCGTATGGGCCAGACGGGCTGGCAAACTCAAGCGCCTCGTCAACCGTCATGCCCGTAAGATTAAACCCAGCGAAAGGATTTCCTGCGCGGTTTGCGTAGTTATACAGCGCGTTATAATCGCCGCCGCTTTCAGTGGCGAATATACTTGGCTTTAGGCGCTCAAACGGTGTCATCTACTACCTCAAAACGGCAACTGCTTAGGTTTAAACATGCTTGCGCCAAGCTGCAGATAGTTGAACAATCCCGGCTGCATTGACTGCGTTGTCGTTGACTGGCTTGGCGTTGCCCCAAGCGCCGCCAATGGCGCTGCGAGCGCTGCCTGCGGTGCGCCTGTGTAGCCTGCATATTGGCCGCGCGCCGCGTCGATAAGCGCCTGCTGCAATCCCTGCTGCATGAGACCCTGCTGCATCTGCTGCTGCTGGATCGCCTGCCCTGTTCCGAATGCCTGCTGGCCAAGTCCGGCGAGCTGCCTCGCTGCGCTCAAGCGCGTACCCATTGCGGCTTGCTGAGCTTGCAGATTTTGCTGCTGAGCCGACGCCGCCTGCTGGGCTGCGAATTGCGCGGCTCTGTTTTGCGCTGCGATGTCTTGGCCTGCCATACCCATTGCGCCTTGGTATCCTTGCTGGCGCAAGCCTGACGCAGTGCGCGCCGCCTGCTCGGCAAAGGCGCGGTTGGTTTCCGCTTCAGCAATGCCGTGTCGTGAACCGCCAAACGCTCTGGCGCGTGTTGCCTGCGCGCCGCCTAAGTTTTGCTGCATCTGGCGTGCGCGCTCAAGATCAGCCAGAGATTGCTCCACGACTTGCGCCTCATACGGGTTGGTATATGGCGCGAGGCTTGTGCCAGCAATCTGTGCTGGCGTGTATCCGACCGCCTCGATCTGGCGCGGCGTGAAGCCAAGCCCGCTTTGCGCGGTTCCCATCGCCTGCTGTAACGCGCCAGCGGATGCAAGATTTACGTTGAAATCTTGCGTCGGGGCCAGTGGCGGCGGCGCAGGCGCTGCGACTTGCGGCGCTGTTGGCGTAATCGGGGCCATGCCGAATGTAGGCGTTGCGCCCATTGTTGGCGCTACTACCTGACCGCCGCCTTTTGCACCTTGTCCAGCCATTATGCTGCTCCTTTACTTATCTTGTAAATCATTTGCCACCGCCTCCACCGCGCCTAGCGGGCTTTGATGGAGGGGCGATTGTGGCCCTTCCAGTGGTAGGCGCAAAAGAAATCGGTTCATTTCTAAAACTATCATCTCTTTGCGGCACAATAATTGGCGCTGGCAAGTCTGGATCCACAAACCCAGCCGCGCCGCCTGCAAACATCGGGTCGCCAACACTTACCGCTGGCCCTAATATACTTTCCATTATTGCGTTTACATCACTAGAGCCAGTGTCGGCAGGCGACGGTGGGGTCGCCGGTGCCTCTTCGACTATGTTGTACTTGCTTGCCGTGTCTGCGCCAAACATTGTACTTATGTCTCCGGCTTGGTTCCCGCTTTGCTGCAAGTTGCCAGCAGCGTCAAATAACTGATACGATGAAGTTCCATCACCTAAAGGCGTGTATCTTATAGTTTTCTTATTTGGGTCTATTGCTGGTGCGGAGGGCGCTGCTTGGCCAATACCAAGCGCCTCCTCTAAAGCGCCGATTGCGGCACCAGTTATGCCGCCACCCATAATAAAGTTGCCAACATCAGACAGCAGCCCGCCGCCCTCGAATGGGCCGCCAGCCGCATTAGGGCCGCCGCCGTCAATCATATCTATAAAGCCTGTGTATTCTTGTGGCTCTAAGCCCAATATTGCCTGCTCGCCTGCAGCAAGTGGCCTTCCCTCTATCGGCGTGTAGCCAATTTCATCTATCGCTGCGCTAATTGCGGGGTCTAATGTGTAGTCGCTGGGAACTGTTGGCGGCAAAAATGCATCAACACCCGCAGCATCAATAATCTCCGGCGTTATGCCAAATCCAGTTGATTGCCCTGTCGGGTCTTGCGCTGCCTGCGCGGCTTGGTATTCGTAAACTGTTTGGAAAGCCTCATTATAATCAGGGTTTGTGGGATCAGTTGCCATTATTTGCTGAGCAATCTGAACCTCTGGCGGCGCGATATTAAATATTTGGTCGTTTGGCTGCACAGCCAAGTTTGGGTTAGCCGCAAAGCTTGTTGTCTCATATGTAACATTTTGCGGCCCCGCAGCCGCCTGCGCCTGCGCGATCGCAAGCTCGTTTGCGCGATCTGCTGCGCGGATGTCTGCCATCGTACCCATAGTGCTGTAATCAACAGCAGGCTGCACACGCGTTCCGGCTTGGCCTGTCACGGGATCAATGAAAAAGCTCTCAATGTATTGCGCCTGCGCTGGGCGCTGCGCGGCAAGCTCGTCAACGGCCTGCTGGTACAATGGAGCTGCGCTATATCCGCGTACACCGCCAGCAAACTGCGTTGGCTCTGGCATGCCGCCCATAATATCAGCTTGCGTTGTTGGCGTTCCCAACCCAAACGCAGACGCAACGTCAGCGGTTTGCTGGAAGCCAGCCTGCTGGAACGGCGTAAACGCGGCAACATCCGGCCCGAAATATGGCACATAGCCAATCTGGCTGATGCCTTCGGCCTTTGCCAAGTTACGGCGCGCTGCTTCTTCAATGTATTCTGGAATCTCGACGCTTGTCGATGTTGACCCGCCCTTGCCGCCTGACATTATTCAAACTCCTTCACATATGAGGCGTGCAGTGGCACCCAGCCATGCGCCTTCAGTGGTTTCTTCCAGCCAAACCGGCCCGTCATGGTCAACGCAGAGCATCCTTGCGCTTTTGCCCATGCTATCACATCTTCATGCATTTCTAAAATCTGATCCAACTCGCCGCCGCCAAGAAACACGTTTAAAACTTTCTTTCTCGGATATACCACTATTTCGGTGACTATGCACCCCCTCGGCGTAGGCCAGAGCTGCATCGTTCCCTTGTATATACCCTCGGCCACGTCGATGAAGTCATGCGTGCCGCCGGAATACTCCAAAGCGGCCTCAATCCATCCACGGCATCTCTCAAGCTCTTTATCCATGAAGCCTCGCCATAGATATAGTTGCTGACGGCGTAGCGGGCGCAAATGCAGTTGCGGCCACTGCCTCTAAGTACCCGCTTGTACTGTCGGTAGCCCACATGACCTCTATGTGATCTCCTGCGGAAAGTTGCAGTATCGCTGACTTTGTAACGACAAGAGTTGATCCATTTTGGTGCAACGTGTTTTCCATTGCAGATTTGGGAACATCTGTGCCATTAATTCTAACCCAAAACCACATCCTAACAGTTGAGGCAGATGTTGAGGCCATTTGCATTGAATATGTCACAGAATATTGCCCAGCCTCGTCAACGACCAAACGCGAAGCTGGCGTGCCGTTCGTTATTCCTTCAGCCAAATCTTCAGTAAACGTCAGCGCGTATGCCGTATTTATTAATGCCGCCGTCTGATCTGTGCTGATAGTGCCATCGTAATGGCCGTCTTCCAGCACAACTTGCCGCCACTCGCCGTTCTTACTGACAACGGGGTATTCGTTTATGCGATCCCACATCAACACGCCGTCTTCTGCCGCGCTCTCGCCGCCCGTCTGCTGCACAAGCGGTGATCGCGTCTGGCCAAGATACAGCATCATGCGCCGCGCCCATGACTTCCAGTCATCGCCCTGCGGCTCTGGTGCGCGATACTGCTGCGTCATCTACGTCCACCCGCAACAGTGTCCAAGCGATTTACTCCAACGCGCCAATCCGACAGCCTTGCGCCGTCAACGCGCATCCGCACTTGACGCCCCGTGAAGCGCATGCTGGTTGGGTTGGCCATGCTGAACGGGCCATATGATCTCTCAACGCCATTGGGGTAAAAGCGCGTTTTGAACGTGGCGCTGACGTCGCCCTGCGTCTTCTCGTCGGGGATCATCTCCGTGACACTGATAACTTTATCGCCAGTTCCAAGCATGATTGGGCCTGTCTCTGCAAATGGCGATAGGTTGCCATATTCAAAGCCAACCTCATGCTCGTATATTTTCTTATCCGACGGATCTGCCATCATAGGTTGACGGAATGCTCCGCGATCAGCACCCGCAGTGCGCGCCAGCGTGCCAATAGACCATGTGTTTTCTACATAGTTATATGTGACGTAACGGTCGTTTTCTGTTGATGCAGCAGACGGGTAGAACCACCATATCTCGCCATAGTTGCCGTTCGACATGGCAAACGCCTTACTGATTTGACCACGGTTTATGTCGTTAAACACGTAATCTGACACGTCGCTCTGGATCTCCTGCACACCGCCGCCAGTGTAGGCGTAGAAGGCATGCACGCCCATCCAGAAGCATCCAGCGTCAACGGTCGCATATGCAAGGTTAGCGGCGAGACCGCATGAAGACCCAACGCGCTCAATGCCGTAAACATAGGGCGGGCCAATATAGTTCGCCACATGCGCGTCCGTCGTTGTCAGGATAAGCGTCTGGCCGCGCACGTTCATTCCAGCCACAATTTGGCCATTCGTTTCCAACTCAAGATCGCCAGCCTCGTTTGTTGCAGCAGGCGTCCACGTTGTATTGTCTTCGCGGTCAGACCACTGCACTTTTCGCGGGTTGCCGCCTGCGCCAAGGCAAAATAGGAAGCGCTCTGCCGTCACAACTATGTTTCTGTTGTTAATTGGCGCGTTGGCAACTTGCGCGGCAATAGTGCCAGTATTGAGCTGCCACTCGTAAACCTTGCCGTCGTCTTCGTTATTGGCCAGCAAGTATTCACCCCAGCTCTGCAAGTTCCACGACGTGGCTGGCTGGATACGAATGGTATCGGGGCGCGCAATGCCGTAGGCATAGTTGCCGTATGTGCTACCGCCGTAGCCAGTAAACGATACCGCGTCTTCACGGCCAGCCGTCAGGCCGCTTGGCGTGATGTCGTATTGGGTGCCGGTTTCGCTGTACACGTAGAGCTTGTTGTATGTGCCGGTGCCAATCCAACGATCATTGCTGTTGTCGATCCAAGTGTGCATGCCGCGCGGAATAGCATTTGTTGCGGTGCTTGATCTTGTGCGCCAGCCACCAACGGGGCGCATTGTGCCGTCGATCCAACGGATCAAACTAGCATCGCGCCAGCGGCCCATGCTCTGCAAGTCGGTGCCGTTGCGGTAAACCCCAGCGGGTACTTCCAAATTTATCAGAGCCATCGTTGCCTCGTTGGTGTTGCGCGCTTGCCGCAGTGTAGCACATGACCATTTGATGCGCAAAAGGGCAGCGTTTTGCTGCCCCTCGCGTTTTTTCTATGCTGCGCGGCTATTCCGCGTCAGGCTCAAGGGCAGCTTTCAGCTCGGCCATGAAGCCCTGCCTGCCCATCTGAAGCTGCACCAAGTTAAACTGCGCAGATCCGATCTTCTGGTCTAGCGAATTGATGTGATTTATGCACATCTTTGCAGTGTCGCTCAGTTGATCTTCAGTGTATTCCACATCGTCAATCGTAATGACCTTTTTTTCTTCAGTCATATGATTTCCTTTCTAGGTTATGCTGCCCAAGGTGTTCCTGCGGCAGTCGTTGGATTTACCATTGCGTCTATTTTTGACGCTATGGCAGCTTCGGTATCCTCTTGGGATACATGACCCCACACCCAGCCTTGAGCTTGAGCCTCAGTAATATCGGCATAGGGTGTAAAGTCGGACGCAGAGGCATCGTAGGTTAAGCCACAAGTGCCATATG